CAGACCGTGAGCGGCGTTTCTATGGTTAGAAACTCAATTTACGCCTGTGTGGACTGCGATTCCACCGGCACCGGTACCTATTCAACCGTTATCGGAACGCTTACCGGAACCCCCGCTACGTCTGTTCCGGCAGGTACGGAGGTTTCTAGTAATGGTAATATCTTCGCAACGGTAAATACCGTAGTTATTCCCGCATCCGGCGTAATTGATGTTTTATTTCAATCGGTCAGTACTGGGTCAATTGTATGCCCCGCGGCTACGTTGACCACGATAGAAACGCCGGTTGCGGGGCTGGCTTCTGTCACGAATGCTTTTGATACAACTAATGTTCAAACCGTAGTTATCGGTACGATTACGGGTACACCGACTACTGTTGTTCCTGCCGGCTCTCAAGCCTCAAGCGACGGGTTCGTTTTCGAGACGCTGGCATCAGTTACGATACCGGCGGGCGGCTCGATACAGACGACGTTTCAAAGTGTTTTAGCCGGTGCGATTTCATGCCCCGCTGGTTCTCTTAACACAATTGTTACACCCGTGGTCGGGTGGGATAGTGTCACAAACGCAAACGATGCAACCGGAACCGGAACAGTTTCGACCGTTGCCGAAGCTTTAGTTTCTAAAAAAAGCGCAGGCGCGGCATACAACAACGGCCCCGGAAATAACATTAGCGCACAGGTAATCGTACCCTACAGCAATCAGGTAATGACCGTTTTATTTGACACCCCCGCGGCGATCCCAGTTAATGTAATTGTGAATGTAAGTTTTGTAAACGCGGTGCAAAATGTGGTGCAGGTAGTCACTAATGCGATTCTTGATTATGTAAACGGTTTAGTGCCGGGGGTTGCGGGGCTTATAGTTGGCCAGAATGTTTCATCGTTTGAACTCGCGGGAGCAATCACAAGATTAAATCCGAATATTTACGTGCAGAGCGTATTGATCGCCACCGCTCCTACGGTACCGAGCAGCTCGGCTGAAATTCCAATTGCTGTTTATGAAATTGCAACGATAGAGGCGTTTAATATCACAGTGAATATATTATCATGAGAATTCAGGATTTTGATTTTTTTGCGATAGACGTTGAACAAGCGGTTTTGTGGCAATATCAAAACTCCACAAACTTGAGGCAACTAATCAATAACAAACAGAGTTGGTTATTCAATAATCAGCAATTGTTTTGGCTGTTGTGGTACGACACGGTATTTAATTTATGTACCGAAAATCCTACTGTGTTCGGCATGGTCGTCTGGTCGATTATTTTAAATATACCTGTTTACATACCGATAGGGGAAGAAGCCCCCGCTAAACCTATTTGGGGGTTTAACGCATTCGACCCTACGTACCCCGATTTAATAAACGACTATAAAAATTTTGGTACGACAATTATAGCTAACCCCGGGAGCGGTAACTTTTCGACTAAAGGTCAATTTTCGGCACTCACGGTGCAAGAACAACAATTTTTATTAAGATTGAGATATTTTCAATTGTGCAACTTGGGCGATGTGAACGACATAAATCAGTTTTTAAATCATTTGTGTAGTGACAATGTTATAAATTATACGGGCACGATTTATGTTGAAGATAATCTCGACATGACGATCAGTTATGTTTTTACAACCACGGATTTCCCCACGGCCCTGTTTACCGTTATTAATGATTTGGGCGTACTCCCGCGACCCGCTGGCGTTGCTATAGTTTAAGGAGTTTTTACAATGACCGTTGCTAATCCCTATTTTTTATATCCGTATTCCATTGATGCCGGGCCGTCTGATGTTGTTGCGATAGATAATACCGGGGGGACAACAGGCCCGCTAAGCTATCAATACGGGTTCACACCGAATTACGAAGAGGATTTGAGCACTATCCCTTCTTCCTTTCCCGTTCCGCGTCCGCAATTCAATCAACTCATGCTAGACATAACTAGCGCGATTCAGCAAATACAACTTGCAGGTGCTCCGCTTTGGGTTGCCCCCGCTTCTGGTTCTCCCCCAGTCGGAGGCCCCGTGAGTTACCCCCTATACGCGCGAGTAGCTTACACCGCAGGTGCTCCTTATGGGTTCCAGATTTGGGAGAGTCAAGTAGCGGGGAATACCTCAATACCGGGCGATGACGATAACTGGGTACCTGTGTCTGGTGCTCGAGGGATAGCTGCGGGTACTTATATTGATTCAGCGAGTCCTAACGGGTATATCGGGGCGTTGTTGTGTGACGGTACCGCATATTCGCGCTCTACTTACGCGCAATTGTTTACGGCCATAACTTTCACCGCATCTTGTACTACACATAGTAGTACCTCGGTTGATGTTCCTCCCAATGTCATCGCCTTAGTATCGGCTCTAATTGCTGGGAATTCTCAGGCGTGTTATGTCGAGGGCAGTAATATTTCAAACGGTACGTATATAACCGCTGTCGGGGCTACGACTATTACGTTAAGTGCGGCGGCATCGTCATCAGGAACATTTACGCTTCGATTCCTCCCTTACGGGCAGGGCAATGGCAGCTCTACATTTAACGTACCCGATTGTTTACGTACAGTAAATGTCGCTTCTGGCGGGTCGGGGAATACGGTACTCGGTAATAAATTGGGTAATCGCGGAGGTAGCGATACGTATACTATGGCCTTGACTGACATATTCAATCACACTCACAATTACGCGCTTCCGTCTCCGGGTACCGCTTTGGGAGGAAATTTAAGCGGTAGTACTCGAAACCTTACGCCGAACCTTACTACTACTCCCATTAATGGGCGAGCGCAAACAGGGGATACGAATTCAGATCAAACTGCGATGAATATTATACAGCAATCAACTGTCGTATTTCGTTACATTAAATATTAGCGGGAGGGGTCGGTCATGGCTGTTTTTGATAAAGAAATTATTGAGATAGAAGGCGGGTATGTTAATGACCCCGTAGACGCTGGGGGGGAAACGAAATATGGGATCTCGAAACGCTCATATCCGAAGGAAGATATCAAAAATCTCACCGTGGAAAGAGCCATCGAAATTTACACCCGGGATTTTTGGAACCCTCTTAACTTAAATCTGGTTCAGGATCAAACCACGGCGAACTTGGTGTTTAGATTTTCGGTACATTCCGGCCAAGAAACCGCGGTTAGATTGTTACAAGAGAGCATTAATACTTTTGTGCCTATTGTAGCAGGGATCAAGACGGACGGAATACTGGGGCCCATAACTCGGCAAGCAGTGAATAGTATCCGACCCCCTCGTTTACAGGATGCGTTTCGGGTCGGAACCTGCCGATATTACTTAAACATCGTATTAAAAAAACCTTCACAACAAAAATATTTTAAAGGCTGGATTAAACGTGCGCTTATGTGAAATACTAGGGATGCGGCTTCTCCATTAGTGCGTATTGAGCGACTCCGGTCGCTCTCTTATTTTTAGGCTATACTGAAACTGAGACTGGAGGTCATCATGTTTGAGGAACTTAGCTCTGGACTTTTACTTGACTTGATAAAAAGCTTGGCAATCCCCGGGAATACGGGGCTAGAGCTGTTAGGAATAGGTGTTTTAATATCGTTTTTGATCTGGAGGAGTCGTAGAAAATGAAAGACGTTTGTACCATCTTAATGTGGTTGCTGGTTATTTTAATGCAGATAACAATACTCACAAAAATAAATTATTTGGAAACGTATGTTTCTGATATCGAGCAACAATTTGGTACTACTATCGGCTTCAACTCAATAGAGGACGGAGATAGTAGTATAGACGAAACTTAGGGTTTATCGCAGGTGTCGCAAGCAGGTGGTAAACTCGGTTCGATTAGTATCCTCAAAGATTCTTTTACTCTTTCAAGCCCGCTTTTTTGAAATTCCGTTAGGGGGTCGTTTTCAAAAGCCCGTATTGCCATTCGTAGCATATTGATTACTTCTTCCATTTTTAATTACTCCATAAAATTTAGCTAACTGTAGCGATACGGTATCCCAGTCGGGATCGGAAAACCAATACTCTTTTGTGCTTGTTACCATTCGAATTTTAGGGGCGAAATGGTCATAGAAACACTGAACGCCGAACTCTATTTCAAACCCCAGTTTTTTAAAAGATTCTACTTGCGCTTTAACAATTCGGTATTGCGTTAAATTAGGCATTTTTATTTCTTCCCGCATTTATGTTTGTAGTACCCCCGCCATCGTCTACCGCAAGCGGGGCATTGATATAGTGAGTCTTTCATTATCGTAGTACTCCCTTATCTTAAAACGTAGGGTTTATCCCATTTGCCGATGTTTAAATTTATGTAGTAGTTAGGAACCGAACCATAATCATAATCGTAGGTTATTTCTTTTTGCTCGTGTGATGTTTGAATAATTTCCATTATTTTTAATAGAAACTCTTGTGCTCTTTGATTATCTTCAAAATGTTTTTCTATGTAGAACTCATTCAATTGTGCATGGTCGCCGACTTTAAAATCAATGTCGCTTTCCATTACAGACACAACAAGCGTGGAATAGTGTTGACCCGTTACCGATAGCTTAACTCCGGCAAACTCTTTCTTTAAACGTGTACGAATCATTTTAACTGTCTCGGTGGCTAGGTACGGCCTGATGTTTCCTCTCTTTCGTTATTTGATAAAGAGAGTATATTACTTGTTGACGGTAGTGTCAACAATTATTTATTACTATTTAATCTTTCTAAGACGTCTTTGTATGCGGATATCATGCCGTGACCCTTTATAACTTTTTCCTCATGGTCGGCTTTAAACTGAGCATACCGGGGGCTTTGCTGTATAAGCACGGGATAGGGTGGAGAAAAGTTTTCAATAAACCTTTCAGTAGCGGCTATACGTCGGGCTAGAAATTCATCTAGGGGCAATGTATCAAAGTCCTTGTTTTTATCTATTATCGATTTAATAACATCTTGCAAGGCTTTTTCGTTCTTGGCGGATAATGTCATTCTGCCTCCATAATACAATTAGATAAATGTAGAAACCCTAAGGCCTCTCCTATTATCTCGTTAGATTTTTTGCCCGTTTGCGCTTTTATGATCTGCAATAACTCTTCGTTTTCATCGGTTAAAGCGGTATTCCCTAGGGCTACATAACACGGGACTTTGATAATATGCTCTTTGCTGTTAGCGGGAATTGTGATTGTTAACGGTTCCATACAAATTTTCGGTAATTCTATGAATGTCGTTTCCGTCATTTTAAACGTTGCCATTACTTAACCTCTCCTGTTATCATATCTGCCGCAGACTTACCCAGCTTGGCCTTTATATCGGGCGTAACTTTTAAACAGTTAATCACACCTATTACACAGCTTGTTAACGCTGTTATTATATCCCCCGGGGTTTCGCCCCGTTTGATCGCGGAACTGGTAGCGGTTCTCACTTCGTTAAACACTTTTTTCATTCTGGTTTTATCCTCATTCGTTTAATCAATTTATAATCTTTAGAAAAAGCCTTAATCGTACCGTCTATATGGATTTTTAAATAGGAATTATCTGGGTAATACACTACCAAATTCAATAAATTGCCTTTGTTATCGTGGTACTCCTCTCTAAACTCTTGGTCACATATAGCGAGGTATATAGCCCCCGTTAAATCGGAGGGGAGTTCTTTGAATTCCAGCATTTTATCTCTTGCGATACTCAATTTAATTTCCTCGCCATGGGGTTAGGGTCATTTGTGACTTGGTCTACCACACACGACATTATTTCTTTCGCTATTGATATCTTTAGCTCCGGCGATCCGCTTACGCATTGGACCACACTTGCGAGGTGATTGCCTAAAACTGCGAGCACTTGAGTTACCGAAGCCCCCTTTGATATGTGATACGTTATGACCGCATAAATATCTTTATCCAGGTTCATTATTCTATCTCCCATTTATGCTCGGGATCGGGAACGAAACAAGTACTTTCGCTCTGGCATCCGAACAAATCATCACGCCAAAATTCATCGGTTCGTACCAGCCAACCCCCGAACACTTTCGCACGATGGGTTGTGAAATGGGGTGTTGATTCGTCTTTTACTTCTTCCCATTCAAACGTCATCTTTCAGCCCCTCCAAATGTTTAATCGTAGCGTCTATCGCTTCGTTTTTTGTTTTATAAGCTCGCGTTGGGTTGTATTGATCGATTACCGCTTCTTTTGCGTTAAACACCCCCATTTTCCCAATAAACGTAGATGTTTTAATTTGAAATTTTACCTCATAAACCGATTCATTCTCTTTTGCTGTTGTCATAAAATATCCTTATTATGTAATATATTCTTTTAATCCATCCGCGCGGCTAAGGTGCCTTAATTTTCTTAAAGCCGTTTGCTGTATTTGCTTAATACGATTACGAGATACATCGAAATATTTGGCTATTTCATCCATCGGAGTTTCGGAGTAACCGTTTATGCCGAAACGCATACCAATTATCTTTTCTTCCCGGGGGGTTAAAGTTTCCAGTACTTCAACAACTTTTTTTCCGAGGTCTCCTTCGTCTAAAATTTGTTCTAAGGATTTCTGGTTATTCATGTTCTCTAAAGTAAATTTCATTTCGGCTTCGTTTACTTGCAATATTCGCTTATTCGTTTCCAGTGCGGTCGTCATTTGTGTTTCAGTAAATAAATCTTCAGGCATACATTCTAAGGCGTCACAGAGCCTATAAACTACGGGTCTATACTCACTGTTAGACGAAAGGGGAGACAGCTTCAAATTAACTAATTCGCCTATCGTACTAACGTCTTTCGATAATGTAGGGTTTAGCCTACAGAATTCGCCTACAGTAGAGTACCCCCGTTTTTCTATAAGTTTTAAAATATTATTGTTTTTAACTTTTACTTCAATTCTGTATTCTGCAGACATTTTTATAACCCCTTAGCTTTTTCAATCTGTAGATTCAAAAACACGCTTAATTCGTTAAATTGAGTATTGTCCTTTTTAGCGGCCAAGTAGTTGTTATAGATACCGTCGCAAATGTCAGTCATTTTCGTACTGTTTATTTCTTTACTTACTTTTTGTAAGTATTTTTTAAAAGCAACTACTCCGTGTACGTTTTGTGAAACCGCTTGTTTTACTAATTCTAGTGTGTTCATTTGTGTATACTCCCTTTCGTTATTTGATAAAGGGATTATATACCTTGTTGACAGTAGGGTCAACAACTATTCGGGCGATTCGTTGGTTTCTATACGATTGAGGGCTTCATCGATTACGTGAGTTATCGGTGCGCCATCTGCGGCGTGTAGCGCGTCATTAATGCCCTGCAAATTTTCATTGATTCTTTCCAAAGCCGTTACGATTCTCTCAAAAATATTAGTTTCCACTTATTTCTCCATTAGTTGGTATTATTTTCCATAGCGTTTTGCCCTCCAGCCTCCGGACGCTTTAAGCGGCCAACCGGTAGCCCAGGCGGGCATAGTTGACATAATACGCTCGAATTCCTCGATACTACCGAATCCCTCCGGCACTTCGCTCACAATTTCATCGTGGACATGCAAGACGACCGGGTACCCCGCGCGTTCGAGATTAACGATAGCGTGCGCGAGAATATCTCTTGCAACAGCTTGCACCACGTTCTCGGTCAGTTTCCCACTATAAGTATCCATTCTCACCCACCCCGGCGCACCATATTTGGGGTTACTATTCCAACCCTCAAAACTGATAGAATACGTGCCGTTCCTGCGCTCACTCGGGCGCAGTTGCGGCTTATGATACGTTAGATTTCGACCGGAAAGTAATTTACAGTACAAGATATCGTCTCGGACTTGCCATTCAAAGCCCCTACAATCGAACACTTGACCGGGCGACATAATCGCTTGAACTGCGGCACCTTCCAAGCCGTAAAAATCTGGAAACCAGCCCCTTTTTTGACCGCCCCAAAACTCAACGATAGCGGGGGAAGCGTCACGCCATGCCAATATCGCTTTTTTAATTTCGTCTTCGGTGAAGAAAGCATCCGCGCCAAACGCTTTCCACGCGCCAATCCAACCGCCGTACCCGCTCGCAAGCTCCGCGACTTTGCCGACTGTCTTACGTGTCGGGTGGTGTTGCCCTGTCTCTTGTTTGTGTTTGATATATTCATCAAACGGTATGCCCGTTATTTTACTCGCGGACATTTCATAAATTTTGCCATGCGTTCTGAATACTTCCATTCGCCATTCTTCGCCCGCCAGAGCCGCAATCACAACGGCTTCAATGGCGGAATAATCGCTACAAATAAAATCTTTACCCGGGTCGGGTATAAACATCCCCCTGAGACACCCGGACACGGTAGCGATGGCGTTACCGTGATAATACTCTACGCATGTCAAGTTCCCGGTTGATATCGTCTGTATCGCTTGGTCTACCGCTTTTGCATTCCATTCTACCGGCTCCAAAGGTACAGATTCACAGCCGCAAGAACTACAATAATGTAAGGATTGAGAATAAAAGCCGCAAGAATTACATAAAGATACGGCAGGCCCTGAATTTGGAAAGTTTTGCGGCTGAACGCCAGCTCCAGCAGCACGGCCAGTGCGAGCAGAATGATAAATAAACAAATCATGTAAACGCCCCGATTCGGTCACCATGTTAAGCATGGCATATAATTTTTTAACGGCGGCACTGGATAGTAGCTCGCGTATTTCGAGAACCTCGCGCACTTGGGGGGTGAGATAGTCGACTTTGAGTAATTCGGTAACTTTGTCTGCATCGAGTACGGGAACATTCACGCCTTGGGATTCTAACCAAACCCTTATTTTTGCCAGCTCTGAGGCTCGGGTAACCGTATTATTAGTAAGCTGTTGTAAACGGGCGTTGTATTTGCAGTGTGCCTGTTCAACCACGGCGATGGCCGCTTTAATCGCGGGTACATCGACCCTAATACCCCGGGCATTGATAGCAAGGTCACATTGCCAAAACTCAAGCTCAGAGGGTATCAAGTCGGGTATTAAACGGGATAGCTCTAACTCGGCCTCAATGTCTCGGATGTTATAACGGTATAAATTTTTTGCGTCTTCGGGGTCATCTTTTGGATAAATTCGGCGGTTAGGGTTTCCCTTGGTTGGGTTGCGCGGCATTGAAAATTTAGTAAGCAATCGCCAACCGTCTTTGTCTTTTTTGTTGGCAATGTTTAATACTGTTCCGCAAGAGTCGAGAGACTTAGGCAAAGCGTGAGCCACGGCTTTTGCGGCTGCGTCTCTCCATTGCCATTCTTGAGGAATTGGCCAACCGTATTTCTTAACGCAAACATTAAGCCATATCCATCGTTCAAATTTCACGTTCCAAGCTTCGATAAGCCCGCCACGTTGGACATAGTGGAATAACTCAATCGGAGGAGGCATACCGGGAATCCATAGCCATTTCATACCATCGCCCAAATCATATGCGCAACTCAAAACCTCGGTGCTTGGATGCTCGGAGTAAACGGCCGCGCCGATGGTCGGCAAGCCTTTTTTAGTAGCGTTTGGGGGTGCTTTATATTTCTGGGTTTTTTCGTCCCAAATAAAGCCCGCTTCGCTGTATGTCTCGAAGTCTAGTTCCATTTAAAAATCACACCTTTTCAGAGCGTCAACGCTGACCCAGATCTTCCGTTTTGCATCGAGGGGCTTAATACAATACAAACCCCACTTAATTTCCAAAACTTCGTACTTTGCGTTTTTATAAATAACACAATCCCCTACGCGCATTTTTCATCCTTAAAAGTATTTGGGTTCGTTTTGCAGGCAGACTAAACCGTTACGCCTCCACATGTCCACTACGGTTTGTCGGTCATCTATTGCAAGCATAGGCTGATAAAACTTGCGGATTTCTATCAGTATTTCTTCTTTAATTTCATGGTCCGGACGATAATCGCCTTCTTTCCGCATGTAAAGTTCATCGTAGGGGATATCGTGTTTTTTTAACCAAAATTTCGTTAACTCCCGATATTTTTCTGAACGTCCGGTCACTATTAAAATAGCGTGAAGCTTATCAAGTGCTTGTACGATTTCTACTACCGGTTCAATCGGCAAATCCAAGTGACACTCTAAAAAGAAGGAATCCCAGTCTTTCGGATCGGCCTCAAGCACGCTTTGTCTGTGCGTGTTGTCTGCTATTGTACCGTCAATATCTACGATTACGCTCATACTTATTCGCCTCTTAAAAACTTTAGGGTCCAGGAATACAACTGATACCTTAGTCCCGTCAAGCATAGTCCTTTCAGTCATTATAAACCTCAATTTCGGCGGCTGTGATACTGCCGCCGAGTTAAATTATTTAACGAATCATCATGCCTTGTTGTACCAGTAAATCATCAGTCCAACCTACCGCGATCAACTGCTCATAACTCGCACCGTTAGCTTTATCCGTCAATATCGGGCCTGTCGCAGGGGCGGGCGGAGTTAGTATCTGAGGATATGCCGGGGGTGCTACGGGCGCAGGAGCGGGGGCGATAGGTGCAGGTGCCACAACCGGAGCCGTCGCAGCCGGTACAACAGGTGCAACGGGGGGAGCGAACGAAGCGATGGGCGTTGAACTCGCTCCCGCAGGCAAAGGAGAAGCGCCAAAACCCACGGACTTCGGGTCTGCACCTGCGATAATTCGTGTACCGTACCCGGCTCGTGCGATCATTGAATGATTGAGATAAACGCCCGGTTGTTGAGTAGATTTATTGTCTTCAACGTATCCGTAGACCTGTATATAATCCCCGAGTTGGATTGCGTTAGGTTCTGTTAAAGGTAACGTACCGTTTTCATTATACAGGGAAGGTGCGAACGAACCGGAAAACTTTAGAATCCAATTACCGGCGAATCCTTCGTTATCGCAAGGTTTATTCCCTTGTGTGTTCGGAATGTTGGAATCCCCGTCGATAATCTTCCACGCAAAGTGCGGGCTATTGGCTTGACCTTGAGGAAAACCGGCGTGTCCTACGTCATATATTTTTTTACCCCATTCGGTTTGATTCCAGTGTTGTTCAGTTCCTTTAGGTACCGCAACGCTAAACCAAAAATTAACACGGGGTTGACCGGCATTCGGCCCAGTTTTATAAACCAGAGGACGATTTTCTGCGTCCGTGGTCGCACCGGAGTATAGGCTACCTTGAACTAGTCGGCCTACTGGAGTTAATAAATCTGTTTTTGTACTCATTTGTTTTCCTTACATGATTAATAAACTTACATGACTGTATATTACCGACTCTTTGACCGCTAACAATTCTACAAAAGCTGCGTAAATCTGGTCGCAAATATTAAGAGTGGCGCAATTAAAATCGTATACCCCGCTATTTAGATTTAAAATTATCTTTTTATTCGTATTCTCTTTAATAACAGCTACAATGCCCTCGGTATTTAATATAAATTCTACACATTCGACCAAGTTGTTTTGTATTTTAGCTTTTATAAACATATTATACACCCCTATTGACGCTACTGTCAACAACTTTTATTAACAGACTTTTCCACAGCTTCTGTGGATAACTTCTTGATGTAATCGTTCAAGTACCATATAGCTTTCTTAATATCTTCTGTGCCGTTTTTATGCTCACTGCGCCAAATATATTTAAGCGCATTCCCGAGATTAAAACCCATATGTCGGGTTATATCGATACATTCTATTTTTCGTCCACATTCACAATGCGCGGCACTGGAGTTGTAGTGCTTCGGGTGGTTTACTAAATCACTCATTAATTAGTTTCTCCTTTGTAAGTTTATTTCACACGGGCTCGCGGCACATTTTACAAAAAGGGCGAGCGTTCGATTCCTCGAAAAACATTCCGTAAGTATGCTCACAGTAGTTGTCGATCATGGACTCAACTTTATTTCTTAAGGCTGCATGTGATGGTGATTCTTTTGGCATCTTATATCTTGCAGCATAGGTGCACATATCAAGTTGAATTATCTGCAATTCTTCTTTCGTGAATTCATTCATGCCCACAGTGCCCCCTGCCGATTATTTGATTGCAATTTAAACACTCCAGAACACCGCATTCCGCGCACTCTCCGACATCTACATGCTCGCAATATTCTTTCAATAATTTTTTTATTTTATTATGTAATTCAAAGCTCACGGTCTCACAATAATCCACGGATAACATTTCCCGCAACTCTTCCCGGGTGAAGTGGTTCATCGATACATCTCCCCGCAAACATCGCATTTTTTGGGTGGGTTTGTTCGGGGGTAAGGGCCGCGGATAATCTCTTTATGTCTGCATTTATTCAAAACGGAATAATTGTCGATCATTGCCTTTAATTTGTTTGTTATACTCCGATACTGATAATCATCGTAGTCATCCTGTTTATGTTGTTCAAAAAAACATAATATATTTCGCAATTCTTTTTCAGTAAATTCACTCATAGTTTAGGCACCTCATTTTCAGTTATTTTTATAATCTCTGGCTCTTCAGGTATTTTGAAAATTACTTTCCGATAAATGGGATTAATAACGCCCTTGTCTTCTTTTTTCTTTTTAAAAAATTTACACATTTTTCAGCTCCAAGGAGTTATGAAAGTCTTTAAAATCTTCCGCTATCTGCTTTCTTTTGTCTTCAACCCAATTCTTACCTTCCACAACTTGTGCCGGGTTATGACATCCGGGGTCTTGAATCCTCACGATATCCTGTTGTATATACGGCATTATCTTTTTTACGCTCTCCTCGGTTATTTCATGTCTCGGGTAAATCAGTTTTAAATGTCTTAAAGCCAATCGTGGGTCACATGTTGCAAACATAAATACGCTCATTTAATAAACTCCTATGACAACACGTTTAACGCCGTAGTCGTTAGTTACAAAGCCCTTCGGTTTGTGATCAAAATTGAATCCGAATAACCTTCCTGTTTTCCATATCGTTACAAACGGTAGATTATTTAATTCTTTTATTTTGAGTGCACGATCTATCACCTCATGTAAGTCCGTATTCATTTTGTGTCTCCAAAACCGGTCATATTCCAATTTAAGTGATCAAAATCCTTTCCCAAATCTTTCCTGCATTCTTCGACCGAATGATAGCCTTCAGGTTCTGACCCGCTGTCATCAGTAAGCCACAGGGGATAAGCATCAAAGTTCGTGTGCTTGCATGGGTCTTCGTCATCCCACTCGGCTTGATACGCTTTCATTTCTTCTGATGTTTCTAAAAAAATACCGTGTCCCAAGTTAATCATTTTCTTTGTCCTCTCTTGTAGTTGATAAAGAGAGTATACCTATTGTTGACACTACCGTCAACAACTATCTGGCTCTTCCTCCTCTATCTCTCCGGTACCGAGACAGAGGTAGCAATCGGGGTCACTACAACCCCACCAGCCGGGGGTTACCCCGGTACCCTTGCAGTCTGGGCATTCGGTCATTTCGACAACCAGTCTAGAGTTGCGGTAACCAGCGCATTTAAAAGAGACCCTGTAGGAAGGCCCAGCCAAATCCCTTGCCACCGGTACTGTTTTAGTAGTTTCTTAAGTTCCGTTACAGATATTATGTAAGATTCTTCTTTCATTTTCTAAATACCTTCTGTGCGCTGTTATCCTCAACCAGTTTTAATTTCCCCGGTATCTTTTGTGAGTATGTCGCGGAAATATCATCAGGCAATCCAAGTTTTCGGGCCTGTACCGGGGTGATTACGTCTTGGGGTTTCGATAAGTTTAAATCCATCATTTCCCCGAGCATGATTACCTCTTGAACTGGGCGCGTCCAATGTTCCCGACCTTGCCCCGCTTCCAATTTAAACCCGGGAACGGATTCGCCGCGGGTAATCATAGACCGCGCCTGCTCCTCCAGCCCCGTCATACGCGCTTCGATCATGGTTGCGGCGTGACGTAATTGTTTTAACTCCCAGCCGGTCTGTCGTGAATCCAGTTCCCACGCGCTACTTTGCAGTGAAACGTCTATGAATTTACCGGCGGTTCTTTGCAAGGCGGCGCAAGCGTGTCGGCCCGCGCAATGCGAACACTCGGGAGTGGGAATACATGCCGCGTCTTCTTGCATCGCGGCGGCTTCAGTCTTTTGTAATCTATCGATATATGTAAACAATTCGGCTACGCTGATCGTCCAAGACCTGACAGGCCCCTCGCGGGTATAACAGCGCGGTTGAACGATTGTCATTGTGACTTTTGAAAATGGGTTTATCTGCGAAATGCCCGCAGCGTATTCCAATAGCTGCCAATTCTCGAAAACTTCAACAAAGCCATGGCCAAATTTATAATCAAAAACATGTAAAATATTATCAGTAATAAACCAACAATCAGGAGTACCCCAACAATCCGAGTGAATATTAGATATAGAAGTTCTTTCTTCAATGTGTAAACGACTATCCCCGGCGGCATGCCGGATTTCATGCTCATATAAATCCGCCCCCTCTCTCATTTCTTTGGTTATAGGCTCTCCACTCGGGGTAAAATCGCAAACGCAATATCCTTGAGTTAAATATTGTTGCGCAACCCAATGAGCCGCGGTGCCTTCAATAGACTCAGGGGAGGCGGTTAATTCAGGGTAACGCGCCTCCAAGGCGCGGGAACCAGGACAAGCAACACGGCGAGCCGCACTTGATGGGGCTAATTTAGCATGGGGCATTTGCCACCTCCGTTATCGAGGCCATAATAGATGGGATTAAATCTAATCGAGTGGACACCAACGGCAAAGAGGGTATGCCGAACGGTTTTAATATCTCGACAACTTGATCCCTCCTCAATCTCCCTTCGGTGATCGATTTTGTGACTAATGACATTAAATCTGAGAATCCCGGAACAGTCGCAGGGGCTTCGCCCGGTAACGGAGGTGCAACAAGCACAAGCGGGGGAACCGGAATACTTTGAACGCCCCTCAATTCTGCTTCGATACGTTTTACAACTTCAGGCCCTGCACCCCTTAGTTTTTTCCAAGAGCCGTCTTTATTTTTAGTTTTAGTGCGGGCGTGTATGCGTAGGTCCCAAGGCAAGCCCTCAATATCTAACTCAACAGCGGGTTTGAAGACCTCATGCGCCGGGAGCGGGGGCACCACGCTAACAACTTCGGGGGGAACTGGTATCAATTCTTCCTCGATGCCCAAATCGTCATGCGGTACAACCGGGTGAAACCCTCTTCCCCTCTCGGAGTCTTTGGTAGCCATAGAGTTTGCGAGAGGCGTTAAAGCGGGCGCGACGTAATGTTTTCTCGCGTCTACCGTCGTTTTATCTTCTCCCCCGTCCGAAATATCCCAATGGGTCGTTGGCTTCATGCTTTCTTCTAAATCTGCTTGACAACGCTTTAACCCGTCCAAAACTTCCTGGTCCGTCCAATTACATAAATCACCCGGGCCGGATTCTTCGCCAGCCAGATTTAATAAATAGGTACCTGTAGCATGAAGCGTTTTCATATCCAATAGATGGGGGTCTGTAATTTCGATTTTAATCATAATGAACACCTTTTAAATTGACAAGAATTGATTATAAAGTTATATTGACGCACCTGTCAACAACATAGATTAAATTATGCAGCTAAGGGATTATCAGGAAAATATGGTACAGCAAACCGCAAAACTCTGGAACTCGGGAAGCCCAAACGTATTAGGCCAACTCTCAACCGGGGGCGGTAAATCTGTGATTATCAGCACGATTGTACAACAGCACGCCGGGTACTCCGTGGTTATAGCGCATAGAACAGAATTGGTTTCACAGTTGTCGTTGACGCTCGCTAGTTTCGGAATTCGACACAACATCATCGCGCCGAAAAATACTATCCGGGAAATTGTGGCAACGCATCACGTAGCTCATCAGCGCGGGTTTTATGACCCGAATGCTATTTGTTTTTTAGCGTCTGTTGATACGTTGTTGCGGATGCCTGCATTAACTCCGTGGTTTACACGCGTGACACTCTTAATCATTGACGAAGCGCACCACGTACTCAAAGCGAATAAATGGGGCAAGGCATGCGAACGGTTTCCCAATGCCCGTGGGTTCTTCCCGACCGCTACGCCCGTTCGCGCAGACGGTCGAGGCCTGGGCAGACGCAGTGACGGGCTTTGCGATGACATGATTATAGGCCCCTCGATGCGCAGGTTAATCAGCGAGGGTTATTTGTGTGACTACCGTATATTCGCACCCCCGAACGATTTGGATTTATCGCAGGTTACACGTTCCGCGGGGGGAGACTTCAGCCCCGCACCCTTGCGCACCGCTGTACATAAATCAAAAATTACGGGGGATATCGTTGAGCATTATTTGCGTATCGCGCCCGGTAAACGCGGTGTCACGTTCGCTGTGGATATTAAAGCTGCCGCGGAGATAGCTCTGGAATTTAAATTACAGGGCGTATCCGCAGAGGTTATCAGCAGTTTAACGCCTCCGCTACTCCGGCAGCAGGCTATGCGTCGGTTTCGTTCAGGAGAGCTGTTACAATTGGTAAACGTAGACATTTTGGGCGAGGGCGTAGACGTTCCGGCAATTGAAGTTGTGTCCATGGGCCGACCGACCGAGAGCTACGCCACGTTCGCGCAACAGTTCGGTCGGGCGTTGCGACCGTTGGCTGGTAAATCTCATGCTATCATAATTGACCACGTAAACAATTACGCACGGCATGGGCTACCGGACGCACCGCGAGTGTGGACGTTAGAGCCGAGAGAACGCAGGTCACGGAGTACCCCCGAAGACGTAATACCTCTCAAAACGTGTTTAAAATGCCTGAGCGTATTTACTCGATTTTCTCGCGAATGCCCCTACTGCGGCCACTATTCACAACCCCAAGCCCGGAATTCCCCGCAATTCGTAGACGGGGATTTATTCGAACTTGACACCGAAACGCTGGCGGCCCTCCGGGGCGAAGCGGATCGAAACGTCACAGACGCGCCAAAATACCCGCAAGGCGTTGAACCTTATGTCATACGTGGCATACAAAACAGACACGCTGAAAAAATCAGGATACAACATCAATTACGCGAAGCAATCGCAGCGTGGGCAGGGTATTACAAACATGCGGGCGCAAGTGACTCTGAGATTTACCGCCGATTCTATCACGCCTTTAACATAGATGTATTAAGCGCGCAAGCTCTTGGCAGTGCAGACTCAAATCTGTTATATTGTAAAATTGTTGACTCTATGGGCAATAATTTATGATAAGCGAATCGGGCGTATCAAGCGATATCCGGCTAGAAGCCTCGCAATCTGGTTGCAGGTTGTGGCGAAATAATGTAGGAGCTACATATACCCCCACCGGTCAGTTTATCCGGTTCGGGCTGGCGAATGACTCAGCGCAACTAAATCGCTGCATAAAATCGGCGGATTTGATCGGAATCCGACCTGTGCTTATTACGCAAGAACATGTGGGTATAACCCTGGGGCAATTTATCTCTCGCGAAGTTAAACACCCGGGATGGAAATATACCGGGACCGAGAGGGAACGCGCGCAATTAGCTTGGGCCGAACTAATTAACTCACTCGGCGGGGATGCTTGTTTTACAACTGGAAGGGGTACGTTATGACCCATATAAATAATATCGAGGCAGATAATGACGAACAGAAATAAAGGTGCGAGAATGGAACCCCACGCGCGTAAAGAACAAATTTTAAATACGGCGATTAATTTATCAATCGAAAACGGGTATCGCCAACTAACCCGCCGAGCCGTGGCAAACCGGGTGCAATGCGCGAGTGCGCTTATCAATCACTATTTTGATGGCATCGAAAACCTACGTAACATCGTTTTATCAACAGCAATCGAAAAGGAGATTTTACCAATTTTAGCTGAGAATTATGCAGCTTGGGGCGAAGAAACCGCTGGATTACCCAAACAATTAAAAGAAAAGGTGATTCGTTATTTAACAAACTAAAGGATTAAAACATTCATGTCAAAGCCACTTTTACCGCGATACATTCTGTGTCAGTACGCCCCCATGGGGAACGGAAAATCAAATAAAATACCCCTCAATCCGAACACTCTTCAAGCACACAACCCCCTAGACCCCGAAGTCCATATGCCGTATGAAACCGTTAAGGCCAAGGCCGATGCGCTCGGCGAATCGTACGGGGTTGGATATGTGTTTATGCCCGGGGATAACTATTTTTTTATAGACCTTGACAACTGTTTGAATACAAACGACACATGGAGCGAATTAGCTCTTAACACGCTTACCTATTTTCCCGGTGCGTATGTTGAGGTATCTCATTCCTGCAAAGGGATACACATAATCGGACGTTTTGAGGGTGACGCGCCTTTTCACGGCAAACGTTTGACTTCGCTAGGCCTCGAAATTTACACGTCCGGGCGTTTTTGTGCTCTTGCAGAAATAAACGCGCACGGTGACGCGCAAACGGTTCATACCGGGCGTTTAGCGCAATTTATCTCAGCTTTGGGCATCGAAGCGGATACAATCACAAGTCAACCCGAGGAATGGACGACCGAAGCCGCAGAGGGTACAAATCCCCCCGAAGATAACGCGCAACTGATCGAATGGTTTTTAAATCGGCCCCTCAGCAAAAACGAAGCGTTCGGGGGGATGATTTCAATTCGAGACCTGTGGGAAAACAACATACCCGTACTCGCTGCACGCTGGCCCACACAGACCCCCGGAAAAGAATACGACTACAGCTCAGCCGATGCGGCACTCGCTCAGCGATTGCATTATTTTACGGGCGGAAATTGCGAACGGGTACAAGAGTTAATGAATTTATCGAAGTTGAAACGGGATAAGTGGGAGGCTTCGCCAGGCTATCTCCCCCGGACAGTTTTGAATGCTCGGGGGGTCAAGTCTAACTACTACATTCATGCGCGCCCGCCACAGGCGTTACCGCATGATAGCAAAGCTGATACGCCCACGCAACAGAATATACTCCAAGCCATGAACTACCCGGAAATATCTAATCGTGGGAAAGTCCTGGATACCTCAACAAACCTGAAAATGCTCTTGGATATCTACGGGATAATTGTCCGCTGGAACAATATGAAGCGTGACCGAGAGGTTTTTATACCAAAATGTGAGCTATTCCCCGAGGACGCTGAGAACTTCGCGCTTAATATCATTCGCGATTTAGCCTTAAACAATGAAATGCCGATAGCACGAATAGACGATCATTTAAACTTACTGGGGCAAAGAGAGAATTATCACCCGGTCGTAGAAGGGCTTAAACAAAACCCTTGGGACGGTGTGTCCAGGCTCGACCAGTTCATAAACACGCTAGAAACAACAAACCCGGCTTTGAGTTACAAGCTCGTTAGGCGTTGGATGATATCGGCAATAGCGGCTATTCATTCGGAGAAGGGTTTTGCGTCTCACGGGGTGTTAGTACTCGCAGGCGACCAGAACATAGGTAAAACGCGCTTTATTAAGGCATTAGACCCGTTCGATTGTGATGCAGTTAAAACCGGGGCTACGTTAGACCCTAAGGACAAAGACGTTGTTAAAACGGTTGCGAGTTTTTGGATTGTCGAACTCGGGGAACTGGACGGTACATTTAGGAAAGCAGATATCGCTCGAATCAAAAGCTATCTAACCGAAGACGTGGACAAAATACGATTGCCCTACGCACGCAAAGATAGCGTTTTAAAACGGAGAACCGTATTCGCCGCAACCGTGAACGACCCTCATTTTTTAGTAGACGATACCGGAAACCGCCGATGGTGGACTTTGCACGTAACCGCTATTAACGATAAACACGGGTTAGACATGGCGCAAGTATGGGCGGAGGTCTATGCGATATGGGCGACCGGGGAACAAACGTGGATGACCCCAGACGAGTTTAACGAGCTGAACGTACACAACCGACACCATGAGCAAATAAACCCCCTGGAAGAGCTGGTACACACGTTCTTTGATTTCTTCGGGGAAGGGAAAACCAAAATTGCTTACTCGGCTTCGGAAGTTTTGCGCGCGTTAGGGTTTCAGAACCCTTCGCGCTTTCAATGTACTCAAATGGGTAAAATACTCACTCGATTAACCGGGGAATTACCAAAGCGAACTATGGCTGGCCGCTTTCATCATCTTGTGCCTAAGAGCGGTAAACACAATCCTTAAAGGCTGGATAATTCTTCAACTCAGGAAATATATCAAACCCACTAAAACAAGGGTGCTCTATTAGAAACAAAGACACCCTTTTAACACCCTCTATTGGAGAATCTAAATTTAGGGGACAGTCTAGCTTATCTAATTCTTTAAAAGAGGTTTTACTATACCGGTGACGACAAGTAACAAAAAATCTCACATACCCTCTACAGTATTTATATTTTGCGTCAACGCAGATCATACCGTCCGATATATCCCTAGCTAAATTCCCTATTAATCCCCACTCAGTTACGTATCCTAAAAGCCATTCACTGAAAGGTAAAATGATTTTTAATCGTTTATGCTCGTATCGAGCGTAGGCGTAACATCTAATAAAAAGGTCACAATATCGGTACTTAAAAAGGGGGTTATATCCCGTTATTTTAAAATCGTAAGCAACCCGCCCTACCCCTCCCCCCGCATTTATATGTTTCAAAAGCCATTGGTCAAATCTCATACAAAACTCCCGATACGGTAAAAAGGTTTATTATAGGCCATTTTATATAAACTCACAAAAATAAGTACATGACACTGAAATGACACTAAAAATAATTTCAGTGTCATGCCGGAAGCCCTTACCCAGTATGGTTCTATGACACTAATGACACTAATGACACTTAATTATATAAAAACATCAGCTACAGCTACAGCTACAGCTACAGCTACAGCTACAGCTACAGGAAAACGCCTGGGGTTTGCGAAACAGCCTTTTTGGTGACATGAGTGACATGCAAATCGAGGAAACCCATACTGGGCGTGGGTTTCAGGCATGACACTGGGGGATGACACTCAGTGACATGGAAAACTCGAAGAACTGAAAACTGTACAAGTACCGTCCATACGCCTATAATTTATAATTTTTAAGGAGAATTATTGTGAATGTAATTATGCTCGAGCCATCGAAATTAAAAGATTATAAAAAAAATGCCAGGAAGCACCCAAAAGAACAGATTGACCAAATTATTAAGAGTATTAAAGATTTCGGCTTCAACGTGCCCGTAGAATGTAACGCTAGTTTTGTGATTTTATCCGGCCATGCTCGCGTTAAGGCTGCAAAGAAAATGGGGCTTAAAGAAATTCCCGTAATCGTACAGCACCACTTGATAGACGAAGCGAAACAAAAGGGCTACATACTCGCAGCGAATAAAATCGCAATGAACGCCGAGTGGGATTACGATATGCTCTCCGAAGAACTCCACACATTAGACGACACCCCCGGATTCGATTTAAGCTCCACGGGGTTCTCTAAAACAGAGCTTGACGAAATGCTAGGTAAAATGAACTTCGACCCCGCCAGTATCGGCGAGCAAGGCAAACTAGACGTATTAGAACCTAAGCTAGTAATATGTCCGCATTGCGATCACCAATTCGATTTAAGAGATTTAGATTAATGACATTAAAATTAGACTTTGCGAGCTTTGAGGCTACAAAATACGCTTGTGTGAATTTCCATTATAGCAAGACTGTACCCGCCGGTAAGTTAATCAAAATCGGCGTGTGGGAGCATGGGAAGTTTATAGGCGTGGTTTTGTATGGTCGAGGCGCAAACAGCACCTTAGGCGCGCCCTATGGGCTGGAGCAAACGGAATGTTGCGAGCTTGTGAGAATTGCATTAACAATGCATGAAACGCCCGTTAGCCGGATAATGGCTATCAGTTTTAAACTATTACGTCAAGTCTCGCCGGGTCTAAAATTAATTATCTCATTTGCAGACACAAATCAAAATCATCATGGCGGTATTTATCAAGCGACTAACTGGATTTATTCAGGTAAATCTAACGCCGCCGATGAATACATGGTAAACGGCGTGAGGATGCACGGGCGCAGTATGCGCGCGAAATACGGTACACACATGGGTAAGGATTTCATACAGATAGTTAAGGGCAGCGTCAAGCACCGCTACCTAATGCCCTTGTGTGACTCGATACGTACCGATATACTAAAACTATCAAAAAAGTACCCTAAGCGCGTTACAAAGGCTAATTCGGGCGACCAGCTCGAAAGCGGCGGAGCGATACCGACCAACGCGCTCCAAATTGATTAGGAAGGCTTATGGCGAGGAATGGTAACACCCCAACGTTTTTGCCCACAGACGAGGAAATAAAAGAAGTGTCGATGCTTGCGGGTTTAGGGTTGACAAAGTATCTGATTCAAAATTACTTCGGTCACAGCAAAGATGTATGGTCGAAAGCGGAAAAACGTACACCCGAACTTAGAAAAGGTTTTCAGCGGGGTCAAGCGCAGGCCATAGCGAAAGTCTCAAAAAAATTATGGGACTTAATAATGGCGGGTAACCTCCAAGCGATTCTTTTTTATTTAAGGACTCGCGCGGGATGGTCTGAAAGATACGATCCCGAATTAGATTGCAATGTCGCCGAGCCTGATATTAGTATAAATGTAATTGACCCAATTGAGGCAGCTAAAATTTACCAACAGATTATGAAAGGGGGTATTAAAAAATGAGTATGACTGTGCCGACAAATGCAGTAGCTCAGTTGCCTATTGATGCACTGGCTAAGACCATAACGTATGACGGGGACTTGGTAGCTACAATATCCGTAGTTTTCGGGGGCGTTACTTATACTAAAACGTATACAAATAATGGTACTTATATCACGGGTATTTCGATCTGGGAGGCTCAATCATGAGTGCCGACCAATGGTTAGATAATGCAATCGCTTTTGGCGTGTATCCCCCCGGCGCGGGTCCAGGTGGCGGTGAAGCGACTCGGCAGGAAGTGCAGCAATTTGCTTTTAATTCGGTAGTTGATGAAGGCGTTGCTGATGCGTATGTAGCTACTTTAACTCCCGCTATTACCGGGTTAACAGATAGACTGGTCGTTATCCTTACACCAAATTTTGCAAATACTTCGAATACGCCAATATTAACGGTAAATGGATTCGGCGCGATCATTAAAAGCCCTCAATTCGTACCATTAGCACCCGGAGACATTGGGCTAGGAGCACAGATACCCTGCGTGTTCATTTATTGCCTCGCTCAAGATTCGTTTGTTTTGCTTAATCCCGCGGTTTCTGGTGCTTCTGCGGCTTCAATCCAAGGCGCGCAATATTCTCGCGGAGAAGATACTGGGGTCGCCGATGCTTACGTAGTAAATATGGATGTCAATCTTGGATTTTATGGCCCGGGCTTTGGTTCAATCCTATCTTTTACCCCCCTTTTTTCCAATGCAACAGTTGCTCCCACTGTTGACGTGGGGGGTCTAGGTGCTACGCCCATAACTATTTCAAATAGTGCCGCAATGCCCCCTAACGCTATTTTGGCAGGCATTGAAGTTGTTTTAATGTACTGTCGCAATACCCAAGGATTCCCGTATTGGAGACTGCTTAATCCTAATATAAACGGTGGATTGGTTACACAGCCTCCCGTTTCTTCCGCTCCAAGTTTGGTCATAGGTACGGCATTTCAAAATACTCTGGGCTATGACGTGATGATGACGGTTTATCTATCCATTACAGCCGCAACCACAGCAAATATATTGTTGGGAGTTGGGTCAACAAACACCCCAACACAACAAACAGTTGTTGCGAGTTTGACAACAGCAGCGTTAATGATCGTGCCTATCCCTATTTATATTCCGTCCGGTTATTATGCGCGATTAAGTACAAGTGGCACCATTACAGCGACTATCACCGGTCAGATCAGGATGCCAATTTAAGGGGTTTATCATGTTGGATTTTTTAGGTAAAGTTGTGATTGGGTATATCGAAAAAGAAGTTATAGCCTCGGCTCCCGAGCTTGAGAACCTTATCATCGCTCAGCTCGAAAAATTAGCGAATGTAATTTTGGATTTTGTAAAAAGTAAAGTCCAAGATAGTATTGAAAATTAACATATAAATGCCCGCCGAGACGGGCATATTATTTAAACCAATGGAGATTTTAAAAATGCCTTTGCCGGAAGCTATTGAAAATTGTAATAACAGAGTTCAGGAACTCGCGGTTCAATTGTCACAGAGCCTGTCAATATATACTCAAAAAGACACTGAATTAAAACAGCATTTGGCGAACCATAACCTTCTGATTGGGAAACATCAGGAAGCTATGGCCACCCTGAATATGTTGCAAAATGAGGTCGAGTGATGGGTACGTATTTTATTTATCACTGTTCTGTCTCAGAGGTTGACGTAGACGCGGATGAAGTTCGAATTATCCTTGAAGCGCATACCACAGATTCTACAGTCCCCCGGAACAAAGAGGACGCGCTTACCGAATTAAGAGATATTATCGATTCTCAATGCCAACACTCGTTAATCAAAGAAATCGAAAGACTAAACCGAGTTGTTGCAGTCTTAGATCAAAGGCTCGCCAGTGCCGCTACCGTTCCCGTTTGATTTTAAAAACCCTGACTACGTTGAGGTTTTCGATTGGCGTATCGAGAATCTCATACGATTACGCAAAAAACCGAAGGCGCTAGCCGGGCTTCGCGCGTTCTATCGAGAAAATCCCGCGCAATTCATTATCGATTGGGGCGTGACTTTCGACCCCCGGAATGTCGAAGTGGGGTTGCCTACGCTGATGCCTTTTATGCTTTTCCCGAAACAAGAGGAGTGGGTACAGTGGTTTATGGAACGCTGGAAGAATAAAGAGCCGGGTATTACGGATAAATCACGGGAGATGGGCCTCTCATGGCTAACAATCGCCGTTTCCAGCACAATATGCTTATTTAATGACGGAGTGGTCGCCGGGTTTGGGTCGCGTAAAGAAGAGTACGTGGACAAAAAAGGCGATCCGAAGTCGCTACTCTATAAAGCGCGGCAATTTATCTCTAACATACCCGAGGAATTCCGCCCGGGTTATGACGAACGTAAGCACGCGCCATACATGCGCATTGAATTTCCATACACCGGGAGTGTTATTGCGGGGGAATCGGGGGATGGTATCGGGCGCGGGGCGCGAGCAAGTTTTTATTTCGTGGATGAATCCGCATGGATGCCGCGACCCGAGTTAATCGATGCCTCACTATCTCAAACGACAAATTGCCGGATAGACGTTTCAACGCCTCGGGGGATGAATAACCCTTTCGCGCGTAAACGATTTGGGGGCGCGATTAATGTATTTTCGTTCCATTGGCGCGAAGACCCCCGTAAAGACCAAGCTTGGTACGATAAAACTTGCAAAGATATTGATAACCCGGTCGTTATCGCTCAAGAGGTAGATTTAGATTATAGCGCGTCTGTCGAAGGCATTGTGATCCCGTCGGCTTGGGTTCAAGCGGCAATCGATGCTCATATAAAATTAGGGATAACCCCCAGTGGGCAAAGGAAAGCGGGACTTGATATTGCAGACGAGGGTAAAGATAAAAACGCGTATTGTGGCCGGTACGGTATACTTTTAGAATATCTCGAAATATGGAGCGGCAAGGGTTCCGACATTTACGAAACGATAGAAAAAGCGTTTACTCTCTCAGACGTGCTGGGTTATTCCGAGGTTTATTATGACGCAGACGGCTTGGGGGCCGGCGCACGTGGAGACGCGAAACGAATTAACGCCACTCGATTGCACGAAATAGTATTTAACCCGTTTCGAGGTTCGGGCGAGGTTTTAGATAAAGAGCAATACCCGTTTAGTACCGGAGAGGACGGGATTAATAGAGAGCGAGGCCCGACTAACGAAGATTTTTTCGGTAACTTTAAAGCGCAAGCCTGGTGGGCTTTACGAACGAGATTTCAGAAAACGTATCGTTGGGTGGTCCAAGGCATAGAATGTAACCCCGATGAAATAATATCGATATCGAGCAGTGTGGGGGAATTCTCGGCTTTAATTACGGAGCTATCCCAGCCCACCTATCGACAAAATGATGTAGGCAAAATTATAATCGATAAAATTGCCGAGGGAGGCCTGTCCCCGAATCGGGCGGATAGTGCTATGATAGCCTTTGCACCGACACCCCCAGAGCGCAGGAGTGCTTTCATATGATTAAGAGATTTATAGATTTATTTCGTAAACCGCAATTAACTCCTGTCGTGATGGAGAAACCAGAACGTCCCCGTCAGTACATGCCAGAAGGGATGATGGACACTAGCGAAACCGAAAAACTGGAACAATTGTGGGAAGCGAATTTTAATAATTCTGTTCATTCCTCGATTGCGCTGGACTCGAAAGAAAAACCGACTTTTGCTATGGATAACCAGCTTAACATTAAAGCTCAGTGGGCCGGTAATTCGATTATGCCAACCATTCAAATACTTTGGTACGCACAACAAACATTTATTGGGTATCAACTCTGTTCGATGCTCGCTCAAAACTGGCTTATCTCTAAAGCGTGTTTGATGCCCGCAAAAGATGCGACTCGAAACGGTTTTGAGATCTCAATCAGCGGCGGGGTAAAATTAGCCCCTGAAGTTGTCGAAGCAATTAAGAAAGCCGATTCGCGCTACAAGCTCAACAAGAATTTAATTGAATTGGTGCAAATGGGTAGGGTTTTTGGAATTCGAATTGCTTTGTTTAACGTTCGAATGGAAAATGACGAATTGCAGAACGAGTACTATGAAAATCCATTTAACCCGGATGCCGTAGTACCCGGGAGTTATCAGGGCATTTCACAAATCGATCCCTACTGGATTACACCCCAACTGGACGCCGAAGCCGCCGGAAACCCCGCTAGCATTAACTTTTACGAACCGACCTGGTGGATTATTAACGGCAAAAAAGTACATAGAACCCATCTTGTGATTTTTCGCACCGAAGAAGTTAGCGATATCCTCAAACCTACGTATATTTTTGGTGGTATTCCTATTCCTCAGAAAATTGCCCAACGCGTTTATGCGTCTGAAAAAACCGCGGATGAAGCCCCCATGTTGGCTATGTCTAAGCGTTTAGATGTGGTTAAAATGGATTTAGCAAAAGCCGCTTTAAATCCTTGGAAAGTCGTCCAACGCCTTACAGAATTCACACAACGCCGGGACAATTGGGGTGTTAAAACAATCGATTTAAACGATGAAATGCAACAATTCGATACTAGCCTTACAGACCTGGACGCAGTTATTATGACGCAATATCAGTTAGTTGCGGCGGCGGCTAATGTTCCAGCAACTAAGTTATTATCAACCCAGCCTAAAGGTTTCAACAGCACGGGGGAATCTGAAGAGGCAAATTATCATGAGGAATTGGAGTCTATACAATCACACGATTTAACCCCGCTAATTGAACGTCATCATTTGTTATTGATACGCTCCGAGATTGCGCCCCAATTCGGGATTGAACCGTTCGAGACGATCATAAATTGGAATGAACTCGATGCAATGACAAAGAAAGAACAAGCCGAAATTAATAAACTTAATGCCGAGGCGGGCTTGATGTTAGTTAACTCTGGCGCGATTGATGGCGAGGATGAACGCGAACGATTGAGGCATGACGAGAGCAGCGGGTATATAAATTTGACCGTCAAAGAGATAGACGAACCGGACCCTTTTGAAGAAAGTTCAATTTCAGGAGCATAATAAATGAATTTTAGCGAAGCATTGCACGAAATTAAAGCCGGTAAATTATTAAAACGTTCGGGGTGGAACGGCAAAGACCAGTTCGTATTTTTGGTTCCGGGTTCGGAATTTAAAGTTAATCGAGCGCCATTGTTGGGGATTTTTCCCGAGGGTACCGATATCGACTACCGCCCCCATATCGACATGAAATATCAAGACGGTTCCTTCGGCGTTTGGCTCGCGTCCATGGGAGACTTAATGGCAGAGGATTGGGAAATTCATGGCCAAGCCTGAACTAACTAAAAAAAGAGCTAAGTGGGCGGAAAATAGAAACACTGTTTTAAAAGGCTCCAAGTTACCTTATAATGCCGCTCAACAAGAGCGGTATGTTGCTGCGCTTGAAAAATTGGTGCGACAAATGACCCGAGAGACTAAAAAACAAATACTTCGACTGTTTAAGGGGGAAATATCTGATGCTTTTTTTGAATCTCAAGAAAAACTATCGGCCATGGATGCTTCGCTCGCGTCTCAGGCTCGAATATTGCTTAATGCTTTGTCGCGAACATTTGAGGGGCTATTTGACCTCAAGGCCCGTTCTTTGTCTGAAACTATGGTTAAAGGAACGATTAAAACAAGTAGCACGACCGTAAGCGAAAGCCTCAAAAAATTATCGGGCGGTTTAACTCTGAATACGAGTGTCGTGTCTGCGGGCCAAGAGGAAGTGGCGACCGCTTTGGTTGCTGAAAATGTGTCTTACATTAAATCTATCCCTGAACAATATTTGAAAGACGTAACTGGGTCGGTAATGCGGTCTATTACAACGGGTCGGGGATTAGTTGATTTAATTCCCGATATTCAAAAATATGACGGTCAAACTTATAGGCGCGCTAAAAATCTTGCGCTCGACCAAACACGAAAAGCATACAACACGATCAATCGTCAAAAGTTATTAAACAACGGTATTAAACAATTTGAATGGGGCCATTCAGGGGGAACCTTGCACCCCCGGGAATCTCATATCAAAATCGCCGGTAAGATTTTTAGTTTTGAAAATGTCAAAGCGGAGCAAGCGGCATTGGGCGTACCCGAGAATGACCGAGGGCTACCCGGGGAACCTATAAACTGCCGTTGTTATATGCGCCCGGTTATCGTTTTTGGAACCGATGAAGAAGACTAATGTTTCACGTGAAACATATCAAGATTGAAAATTAGGAATCATCCCCGTACACTGTGCGTATAAAACACGGAGTTTATACGCATGCCTCTAAAATCTGGTAAATCTGAAAAAGTCATTGGCGAAAATATCGCAGAACTTATAAGGGCGGGGCATAAGCCTGACCAAGCGGCGGCTATAGCTTATAAAGAAGCGGGAGAGGATGACGGTTCCCTCCTCGATTTGACCTTGGACAACGACACCGCCCGACAGTATGACATAAACGGATGGGCCGAGATTAAAGGCAATCCGATATCCAAGGTAGGGGTATTTCCGTACTCAGGCGCACAAATATCCCCGGACTTGGAACAAGATAAAATTTATCACGTGTACAGACCCGAAGAAGAATTATCCGACCCAGAGACTATTGAATCTTTCAAACTTATACCCTGGACTGATGAACATGCAATGCTCGGCTCAGAAGATGACGGGTTGACCGGCGCAGAGCGTAAAGGTGTGCATGGTGTTATAGGCGAGGACGTATATTTTGAAGAAGGTTATCTGAAAGGGAATTTAAAAATATTTTCAAATAAACTGGCGGAATTGATTGACTCCGGTAAAAAAGAGTTGTCCATCGGGTACCGTTGCATTTACGATATTGTAACAGGTGTGTACAATGGCGTGAGATATGATGCCATCCAGAGACAAATACGCGGGAATCACGTGGCATTAGTTGAGGAAGGCCGATCGGGTCATGATGTTGCAGTGCTCGATCATTTTAAATTTACTTTTGACACTAAGGGGCTAGTGATGGCAGATCAAATCCGTGAAGAAGATCCAACCGCAGGAGATGAGGGCGAAGAAATGACCCTTCAAGAATGCGTTCAAATGCTTAAAGAAATGCGTTCCGAATTAGACGCAATGAGAGGGAAAGACGAAGTTGACCCCGAAGGCAAGAAAGAAGCTAAAGAAGGTGATGAAGCCGGCGAACCTTGGAACGAAGAAAGTGACGAAGCGGACCCCGCTATGTTTGTTACTAAAGCTCGATTGAATGAAGACTCAGACGAAGAAAAAGAAGACGATGAAGAGAAGAAAGGTGACATAGAAAAACCCAAAGACACTAAAGATTCAATGGACTCTATGAAGCGTTCTATTTTTAAAGAAATGTCAGTACGTGACGAACTTGTTAAACGCCTTCAACCACATATCGGGGTTTTTGATCATAAAGAAAAAACTTTGACGGAAGTTGCGCGGTATGCAGTCAAACGCTTAAACGTATCTTGCAAGCCCGGTCACGAATACGCCGCGATTGAAGGATTTTTGAAGGGTGCCCGAGTAAGTACTCCGGCAATTGGCCAAGATTCACGCTCGGTTAATTCAGATTGTATCGATGCGTATTTGGGGGGTAAATAATTATGGCTTTTCAATCTACTGTTTCACTACAACAGGGTTTTGGTGTTCCCGGTGAACAATTCACAGACGGACCTACCCGAGCCGAGGCGTTTACAATTGTTTCCGCGTTAGCGTCTTATAATATCATCGGCGCGACTGCGTGTTCCGTAACTTCTGAAGGTTTTTGCGCAGCCGGTAAAACTTCGGCTAACCTGCCTTTCGCGGGTATTCTGGTTGACCCAAAAGATATTGCCCTGTTCGGCGCAGGTGGGCAGCCCTTGAACCCAACGCTTGTAGTCCCCAATTATACGGCAGTCGAGTGCGCTAAAATGGGAAGCTTCATTGTGACTTTGCCCGCAGCCGCTGCTATTGGCGACAGGGTTATTTTTGATAACGTAACGGGCGCGCTGTCTACTATTTCCACGGCTCCTTTCGTGTTAACTGGCGGAACTACTAGTACCGATGCAACTGTTACTCTTGCGAGTACTGCGGGTGTTCAAGTTGGCATGGGCGTATCCGGTGCGGGTATTCCAGTGGGGGCAACTGTTGTAAGTATCATCCCGAATACTTCGATAGAGATTTCTATCGTTGCAACCGCTACGGCTTCCGTACCGATAACTTTTACTCCAACAGGTAACGTACTTCCGGCGGGTAAATCGTTTGCTAATGCGGTGGTTGATTATTATACCGTGAGCGGAGCCGGTTTGGCGGTTATTACAATAACTCCCGCTCTAATTATCCCACAATTGGCAGCTTAATCTAAGGACCGAATCATGAGACAGAATGACGTTAAATCTTATGTACCCGCCCGAAAGGTGCGCGCATTAGAAAATTTCGACCACAAACAGTATGAGAGCTTGCCTAAACTCGGGATTAACCTGAATAGGCATATCGTAGACCAAATGTTTAGCGGTCATAAGCACATGCAAAAAATGCAAGCTATGGCGATGGACGCTCTGCAACCAACCGTTACAACGGGAACTTTAGGAACGCCGGTACAGTTCCTTCAGAATTGGCTTCCCGGTTTCGTTTTTGTAATTACTGCAGCTCGTAAAATCGATGACCTCGTAGGAATTATGACTACCGGCGCGTGGGAAGACGAACAGGTCGTTCAAGGTATTTTGGAACGTACTGGTACTTCTCAAGTTTACGGTGACTATACCAATGTTCCTTTAAGCTCTTGGAATACTAACTTCAATTATCGTACCGTGGTACGTTTTGAAGAAGGTATGAAAGTCGGCGTATTGGAATCCGCTCGTGCAGCTCGTTTGCGCGTAGATGATTCGGGAATGAAACGTGAAGCCGCCGCGCTTGCCTTGGAAATTATCAGGAACACAGTTGGTTTCGTAGGGTTCAACTCGGGCAATAATAATACATACGGGTTTTTGAACGACCCGGGCCTGGGTTCTTATATTCCCGTACCCCCGAATGCCGCGGCAACTTCTACGCTTTGGGCGGATAAAACGTTCTTGGAAATTACCAATGACTTGCGTTTGGCCGTGGTTCAATTGCGTACACAATCACAGGATACTATCGACCCTGAAAAAGTTGATTTGACTCTTGCTGTTGCTACCGATGCCGTGGACTTCCTGACAGTTACTTCCGACTTCGGTATTTCTGTTCGCGCTTGGCTCGAAGACGCGTACCCTCGTTGCCGTGTTGTTTCCGCTCCCCAGCTTAATGACGCGAATGGTAGCGAGAACGTATTTTATATGTTCGCCGACCAAATCCAAGACATGAGTACTGATGGCGGAATGACATTTATTCAAATGGTTCCGGCTAAGTTTCAAGTTTTGGGCGTTCAGCAACTGGCGAAGGCGTATGAAGAAGACTTCAGTAATGCCACCGCGGGTGTTATGTGTAAACGCCCCTATGCGGTTGTTCGCTTTACCGGTATTTAACGTTAAGTCGCCTCTATACAAAGATAGCATAGGGGCGCTTTTTCCCATTCGTTTATTGAGATACTGGAAATAAATGATTTCGAACAGGAAGCGCAATAAATCAGGAAACCCTCTCCTTTTTTAATGTAGTCCGCTTTTTCTTTATGTTTGACCCAATATTCACTTGGCGTTTTTCTAGGTTTTTTGACAGGTAATTCACAACTACCTAAACGACTCATTCTTCCTTTATGTTTGCCGCAATATGAGTATTTTTTGCCTTTTGGGGATTGATATCTTTGTTCGTTACAATTAGGGGCTTTACATATATTCATCGCGCTATCTCTATGATTTTATCACGCGCGGTTAATTCCTGTTGTATGCACAATAGTACCGTTTCGTTTCCACCATCTTGTAGCATGACGCGCGTACAATACTCAATAATTTCTTGTTTAGTTTGGTATGCCTGAACGGGAAAAGCTAAGATTACTAAAAAAATATATTTGAACATAATTATTCACCCTTATAATTAATCACCCAGTCGGTGCAAAGTCGCGATTGGATGAGAATCGTTGTCAGGTATCCCCTAGACTTTGCAGATGAGTAGTATATCATAGGAGGGTATGTAAACAATGGAGATTTTACAAATGCCTTTTATTTATTCAACCCTTACTTGTAGTAATTCTTTTGTGGTGTATGCCACGAAAACGGACCCCAAAGCTTTGTCACGTATCGTCAAACGTATTGAGATACACGGCGGGCACGGGATGAAGAACCCGCAAGCTCTTGACACCCCCATGGGCGTTGTGACTAAAGTTACGGACGAAGAGCTGAAACTGCTCGAAGAGAATTTATCCTTTCGAAAACAGATAGCGTCCGGTTTTATTGTAGTCGATAATAAAAAAGTTGAGCCTGCCCTGAAAGCGGCGGATATGAGTTTGAAAGATGCCAGTGCGCCGATGACCCCCAAAGATTTTGAGAAGAGTGATATCAGTGACGAGGCAACCCCCGTCTACAAGAAAAAAGGTAGATAAATATGAACCCGTCTATTCTGGTTTTTGATTATGCGTCATACATAGCTAACCCGCAGTTTGCGCTATACTCAGACCCGACTAGCTATCCGCAGGTTAAGTTACAAGCGTATTGGGATAATGCGACAAATTACATAAGTGTTGTAGGAAATTTTGGAGATATCCAAGGCGACAAACGCGAATATGCAATACAGCTAATGATGTCGCATTTAATTTACCTGACCAATTTGGCCAATACCGGCAACGGCTTCGGTACAGGCTCGGGGGGTTCTCCGGGCACCATACCTTACCAAATGCAAAGCGCAACTATTGATAAAGTTTCGGTAACAGTCACACCGCCCCCGAACCCCGACCAATTCCAGTGGTGGTTGGGTTTAAGTCCCTTCGGGCAGCAGTTACTTGCTATGCTTCAAATCCAGACTGTCGGGGGTCATTATGTCGGCGGCTGTAATATCCGTGCTGGATTTTTAGGCGCGCAGTGCGGGGGGTGGCCATGGGTACTGTGACTGTAGAGCGCGAGGATTCCCCCCTATTAAAAACTTTAAATAATTTAAAAAGCGGCTCTGTAAAAGTCGGATGGTTTCCTAGTGCGAGGTATGACGATGAAAAATCAACGCCCGTGGCAGCAGTGGCAGCTCAGAACGAATATGGGAACCCTAATCTTAATATCCCAGAACGCCCTTTCCTCCGGCCAGCAGTTGCTCATAACGAAAAAAAATGGTCTGCTATCGGTAAAAGGGGGCTTAATGCAGTTTTAGCCGGGCAGTCTAAGGTCCCGGATGTTTTAGATTTGCTGGGCGTAACCATGCGAGAGGATATCCGGCATTCTATCGCTCAAGTGTACGAACCGGTTTTACAACCGGCGACTATCGAGGCCCGATTAGAGCGAGGTACGCATTCGGGTCGTTTAACGAAAAATCAAGCACTGGGGATAACAAAACCGCTGATTGATACTAGTCATATGTATGATACCGTTTCATTCGAGATAGATGGGGGCGTATGATACCCGGCCAAAACATATTAAATATGTGCCTAACCTTGATTGCCAAGCAGTCCGTTACGTATTATCGATTCGTTTCTAGGGCCGTGAACTCCGTGGGGCAAGATGTTGCAACGTATGCCGCACCGATTACGATTGAAGGTAGTTTTCAAGCGGTACCCCGTAAAGAGTATTATTTGTACGGTCTGAATTTACAAAAAAACTATTCAACGTTTTATAGTCCGAATAATGTAATAGACATACAACGTGATGTCTCTGGGGATCAACTCGTATATAACGGCTTAAGATACCAAGTTGAGTCAAATAACGACTGGTACGCGCAAGACGGTTGGAAAGGTATTTTAGTTGTAGCCATAGGGGCCGCATAATGCCGAATTATACAGATAATTCTTTGATTCAATTGTTCCTGCCGATTATCCAAACGGGGTTAATCGCCAATGGTTTTACAACGACAGTAGTTAGGCAATCAAATCAACCCAGACAGCAAGGCATCCCCACCGCTCCGATGGTATTTTTTACAAAAGTTTTTAATAAACGTTTTGGGTTTCTGCGGCGTGAAGACCGATGGAACACGTTAACTTCTCAGTTCGATCATGTAGAGAGTCAGTATTACGAAACATCGTTTCAGGTATCGGCATTGTCCCTGCAAAACCCTGCAAACTTAACGATACCGACAGCCTCAGATATTGTGAATGAAGTCGCAAGCATTATGCAAAGTAGCAGCACTTTAACTACGTTAAATAATGCGGGCGTTGGGATATTAAGAATTAGCGATATCACGAATCCTTATTTTTTAGATGACCGAGATAATTTTGAGGCATCCCCCTCCTTTGATTTTGTGCTAGTATATTTAAACGAACGGGTTACAATGAGTCCATTGATTACACCGCCAATTTCCCAGAACATACACGGAGTATAATAAATGAGTATCTCTCCCCAAAATTATGTAAATATCGTCTCCGGCGTAGGGGCTTCGGCGAATGTTCCCACTAGAGACTTAATCGGTCGTTTTTTTACGGGCAGTACTCTTGTGCCCCCTGATACTTTTGTACAATTCAGCTCGGCCGCGCAAGTTGTTTCGTTTTTCGGTGCGTCCTCCGAGGAAGCACAGCGAGCGATTTTTTACTTTTCATTTGTGAGTAAAACTCTGGTTCAACCGGGCGCGATTCAATTCGCGCGTTGGACTACGGCGGACGTGGCCCCGATGATCGAATCTGTTGCAGGTAATAACAGCATTTTGGCGACTTGGGCTGCAATCACTAACGGTTCATTTGGGATAACCATTTCACCCATTGTGAATGGTGTACCCGTGAATCCGGTTATCGGAACATTTACCGGCATTAGTTTTGTTAGTGCCGTGGATATGACTGACGTTGCCAACATCTTAACCGAGGCCGTACAGTCCGATTTTATTGTAAATCTCACCGGGGCCTTGAATAATGCGTCTACCGCCGTAACCGGGTTGAGTAGTACCGCTAGTCTGGTGGTTGGCATGCACGTTATCGGGGTGGGTATACCGCTCGGCACAACGATTGCAACGATTACCAACGGTACGAGTATTGTTTTATCTCAAGCGGCTCAAGGTGCGCAGCAAACAGGTGTTCTGACTTCAACAGATACCGAGGTTACCGGATTGCAAGATACCTCACTTCTTACTGTAGGTATGAAAGTCACAGGTACGGGGATTGCGGGCAGCACTACGATTGCATCTATTACCGATAGTACAACTATCGAGTTGTCTATAGCTGCGACTGCAACGGGTAGTCAGACTCTGACGTTCCTTGCGGCGACTACCCCGATTGAATTTTTCACACCGACTAATACAGTTTTCGCGGGGTCTTCGGTAACTTTTTCCGGCGGTAGGTTTACTTTTACGGGTGGCGCGACCGGGGATTATGCGATTGAATTGCAAGGCAACTTGGGCGGTACCGATTTAACGCCTTCACCGCTCTTGGGCTGGTTGCCTCGGGCTACATTTACAAACGGGGTGTACGTTGCGGGTTCTATCGTCTCTAACGGTGCAACGGCTGAAACGGTAACCGAATGTTTAACGACCTCAGCCTCAATTTCTAATAACTTTGGTTCTTTCTTGTTTTTGAACAATTTGAATTTAAGTTTAGCAGATGCCGTCCTTGCGGCGACTTGGAACCAAACCGAAAATAACATGTATCTGTTTTGTGCCCCGGTTACTTCTACCAATTATCTCGCGTGGACAGCCGGGCTAAGCGCTATCGGGGGTACGGGATTAACTTTATCGGGTTTGGGTATCTTTCTAACGGGTACGATTACTTCCAGCTCTGCGGTGATTACGGGGCTGCCAAGCACGGAAGCCCTGTCGGTAGGTATGCCGGTTGTCGGCACAGGAATCCCGGTTAACAGTGTGATTATTGTTATAGCCGCGGCTCCCAGCACAGACGTTACTATCTCTAGCGCCGCAACATCCTCGGGTTCTGAAGCGATTCAGTTCATGTTCAATCAATTCCCCGAACAAATTCCGATGATGATTGAAGCCGCGACTGATTATTACGCGATTAACTCTGTACAAAATTATATGTTCCAAGGCCCGTTTGCCGGATTAACGCCCTCCGTAACTACCGATACCGCAAAAATCCAGTACGATGATGTTTCGGTAAATTACTACGGAAATACGCAACAAGCCGGTATCCCGCTTAATTTCTATCAAGTCGGGGTGCTGCAAGGCGCGTCACCCAGCCCGCTGGACATGACAACATATGTTAACGAAATTTGGCTGAAAGACGCTATCACAACTCAAATTCTTAACATGTTTTTGAGTTCCAGCCAAATACCGGCGAATGCTCAAGGGCGCGCTCAAATCCTGGCGGGCTTGCAGTCCGTAATTAATACCGCATTGACGAACGGAACAATCAGCGTTAATAAAACGTTATCACTTTCGCAACAAATGTTTATTACCGCTCAAACAAATGACCCAAACGCATGGTACCAAGTCCAGTCCATCGGGTATTGGGTAGATTGTGTGATTGTAAATACCGCGGGCGTTTATAGTGCGGCATACACTCTAATCTATAGCAAAGACGATGTTATCCGCTTGGTCGACGGCCAGGATATCTTAATCTAATCAGGAGCGAAAAATGCAAGATATTTCAGGTTTTGGGTTAGAGCTTAGGTTGATCGCTTCGACCACCTTCCCGCAGGGGATTATAATCACGCAATACGCGGATGATGCCGATGGCCTTGATGTTCCCAGCTTACAGGTTGGGGATTCCGCCATGGGCCTTAATGGCGATTTAATCGTCTGGTCAAAAGCCAACCCGATTAAGGTAAATTTAAGCGTGATTGCGGGGTCGCAAGATGATGCAAACCTCGCGGTGTTGCTTGAAGTCAATCGTCCCGGCCGCGGTAAGATATTGCCGATCGATATAATCACCGCGAACATTACATATAAACAGGGTAATTTCATCCAATTGATTAATGGCGCAATTACAGACGGTGCGCCCTTCAGCGCGGTGGCTTCTAGCGGTCGTTTAAAAAGTAAGACCTACGCGTTCACGTTTGAGAATAGGATCGGCGCTTGATTTACGTTTGAGAATAGTTATAATAGGTTTTTATATTTTTAAAGCCCATTATGATTTTTTGCTCCGTATGTAAAAAAGAGTTTTATTCTAAAAGTAAAAGTTATCGATGTCCCGAATGTAATAAAGAATATATGCGGGAGTATCGTAGGAATAACTTAGAAAAAGTTAAGGCCGGACAAAAAGACCATTATTTAAGAAACACGGAAAAGATAAAAGAAAAGGTTAAACAATACGCTTTAGGGAATAAAGAAAAAGTTAAGGCGAACCAAGCCCGAAAGTATGATAAAAACAAAGAGCGTATAACCAAAAATATAAAGAATTGGCAAGCCGATAATAAAGAAAAAGTAAAAGGGTACATGAGGGCGGGTTGTCTGAATAGGATAACCCGAAAGAAAAACGCCGAAGGTTCCCATACTATAAAAGATATTCAAAAGCTTTATGAAAAGCAGCAAGGACAATGTAATTTTTGTACCACCGATATCTCGAAAGGGTATCATGTAGATCATATATTCCCCCTATCTAAAGGCGGCAGCAATTGGCCTACCAATTTACAGCTACTTTGTGTATCTTGTAATTGTAGAAAAAGCAGCATGACAATGGACGAATTTATTAAGAGGCAAAAAGATAATGTTAGAACCCAAAGAGATAGACATTGACGGTAAAAAATATTTAATCCATAAATTTCCCGCTTGGCAGGGTATTTTGCTAGTAGGGCGTATTCCCCAAGCAATGGCTTTCACCCAAGAAAATTTACAATCCAGCGGGGAAGTATGGGCCGAAGTATTTACATACATAGCCGTACCGATGCCTCAAGGCGGTTCTCCTCTATTTTTAACAACTCAAGATTTGATTAATAATCACGTTAAAGGTTGGAAACAAATGCTGGCACTGTTCAGAGCGGTGATGGAGTATAACGACGGTTTTTTAGAAAATGGGAATCTTTAAGGTTCCCAAAGTGGCGTAACCAAGAGGTACTGGCGGTAGATTTCAAAAATGTCAACTCCCTCTTGGCGGCTATTATCTCTAACGGTAAAGCTACACTTCACGAATTAAAAACGATTTATACTATCGAGGATGCGTATACCCTTTGGGAAATTATCGCGGTTTGCAAATATAATGAATTTGTGGCTATTGAAAATAGCAAAAAGGCGGCAGCATGAATTTAGAAACTCTTTATATTGAAGTAAAGCTGCAAACCGATGAAGTTAAAAAAGGGGTTGAACAGCTCCAATCGCAAATTCAAAAACTCGAAGAAGGTTTTCAAGATTTAAGTAAAGCCGGCGATAAAGTGGCCGAGTCTTTTCGTTCTGTTATTAGAGGCACTGCCCAGATGTTTGCCGGCTATGTAGGTTTTAAAGCCTTACTATCCGGCGCGAATGGCGCAATACAAGCTATTCGGGATGTGGGTGCCGCCTCACGTGAATTGAATGTAGACGTTACCGCGCTTGATGCGTGGGGCCATGCGGTACAGAGGATGGGCGGAAGTGCCCAACAATTCCAAGGTTCCCTTAAAAGTCTTGCCGATCATTTCGGCACCACCGGCGAAGTAGCTTTACGAGTTTTACCCCGACTCGCCGATTTATTTTCAAAGCTAAACCCCCGACAAGCGCAACTGTATGGTAAATCGTTGGGTCTTGACTTATCGACTATCTTGTTATTACAACAGGGTCGTAGAGAAGTTGAAGCTGTAGTAACGCAACAACAACGGCTCGGCCTAGTCACAAAAGAGCAAACCGAAATTACGCGTAAGTTTGATAATGCGCTTTATGATGCTTCCCGCGCGTATCAAACTTTTTATCGCGAGCTTGCGTTGCCCTTACTGCCGGGTATAACCGCCGGAATTAATTATTTTATCGAACATAAAGACGTGGTAGAAGATTCATTTAGAGCGATGGCTCTCGGGGTTACCGCATTAACAATTGCTTTAGTGAGCTTGGGCGGACCGATAACAAAAGCCGCTGCGGCGATTACGACACTAGCAGCGGGGTACGGGTTACTTAAAGAAGACATTAAGTATTTCGAAGAAGGTAAAGATTCAGCCATAGGTCAGGCCCTTGGATTTGTGCCTAACCCTACCACGCTCGACCAAGGACTTAAAAATTATGCGGCCCAAAGTACGGGTAATTTTTTGTTAAGTATACCGGGCCAAGTTTTTGGTGCCGTGGGTCAAGCTTTTGGCATTGGCGGGGGTGGCACAGAACAGAGAACCGAGGTTAATATAGACAACGTAAATGTTAACACCGCGGCCACGGATGCGGACGGAGTTGCGGCTGCGGTTAAAGGAAGCTTGCAACAGCAACTCAGTCAATTAAACAGTCACGTGGATAATGGGGTACATAGCTGATGGCCTTCGCAGAAATATCAAATCTCGCAACATCGGTCATTTCGTCCTTTGTAGGGCAAGATACCGTTGCAGTTTATACGCAAGATTTTACCCAAGTGTTCCGAGGCGCTCGCGCGATAAAAGCCGTAGTCAAGGAAAGCGCGAAGGTTATGGAGCACCCTGTCGAAAGCGGGGCCGTAATCACGGACCACCGGATAGTATTACCCACGGAGGTACAACTGTCTTTGATTCTCACGCCCGCCACATATCGGGAAACTTACGACCAGATTAGTCAATTTTACCAGGAGGGTACCCTGCTTGTAGTGCAGACTCGCTCCGGTATTTATCTCGATCAACTGATAAACTCAATGCCCCACGAGGAAGACACGAACCTGTTTAATACGATCACTCTGGCATTGAGTCTTAAGCAAGTACAATTTGTTACCGCGCAGTATACGACACGCCCCCGAAACACAAAAAACACAAGTACAGTTCAACGTGGGGCACAACAAACAACTACGCCGACCGCCCCCGAATCTTCCGCATTGGGTGATGCCGCAAGATATTTAAGGGGCCGATAATGTTAAACATACCGTTGCAAGCGATACCCAACCAGTCGTTTTCCGTTCAAATAGGAAACAGCACATATGACCTACGGATTAAAGATTGCGGCAATATAATGGCTGTAGATGTGTCCATTGACAACACTGTCATTGTGACTGGTCAACGCGCGGTTCCCGGTAATTTTATATTGCCGTATCGGTACCTCGAAGATGGTAATTTTTTAATAACAACCCTCGATGACGAATACCCGGACTGGAGACGCTTCGGGCTTGACCAATTTTTAGCGTTCGCAACGCAACCGGAATTGAACGCGATACGTTTTACCGACATAGTGAGCGTACATTATGCCGCAGTCGCTTGATCCCCGGATTGTAAAATTGAGTATTGAGGTCAACGGGCGAATTAAAACCTATTCGTCACCTATGCACATACGTGCAACAGGCACGAAGTACGGTAACTCCCTGCAAAATGACTGTACCGTTACGATTATGAATCTCGACCGCGCGACCCAAGATTACATTTTGACGGAAACATCGCCGTATATCTTGAACAAAACACCTAAAACGGTAATTATCGAAGCGGGGCGCGAATCCTACGGTACTGCGGTGATTTATCGCGGTAACATTATTAAATCTAGCGTGTCACAGCCGCCCGATATCGGGGTAACCCTCACTTGCTTAACCGGCAATTTTTTAAAGGGTAATATTATCACCCGGAATCAGTCGAGCAATGCTACTCTTGAGGCTATCTGTCGCGGCGTGTCTCAAGATACAAATACGATTCTAAATTTCCAAGCCACGAACAAAAACGTAGCCAATTATAGTTTCGGTGGTGGCGCGCTTAATCAAGTCGAATTGCTTAACAGCATGGGCGGTATTAATGCCTTTATTGATGATGACGTATTAATAGTTAAAAATGCGTTTATCCCGCTTACAGGTATTACTCGGGTATTGTCCGCCGAAACGGGCATGATCGGGATACCGGAATTTACAGAGCAAGGCATAAAAGTTAAGATGTTATTAGATAACCAAACTCGGCTGGGCGCAGGCCTTCGGATAAATAGCGTTCAATACCCGGCCGCAAATGGCGAATATGTTATTTATAAATTGGGATTTGATATCGCTTCGCGGGATACCCCCTTTTATTACATTGCAGAGGCGGCGCGTAGACGATGAGCAATAATAACCCCTCGATAAATCCCGCTAATAACGGAACGCTTGCCGGAGCCGTGACCTTTGCGTTTAGTAAAATGATGCAAGACGTTAATGGCATGTTACCCGCTCAGGTCATTAGCTACGACCGAAATACCAACCGAGTTAAAGTACAACTTTTAATTAATATCGTGGGAACAGACGGCAGCCAGTACCCACGCCCGCAGCTCGCAGCAATACCCGTCTTTGTGTTTGGAGGCGGCGGATTTCGTTTAAGTTTCCCACTTAACGCGGGTGATCAAGGTTGGGTAATTGCTAATGATAGAGACATATCAAATTTTTTAAATAGTTATAAACAAACGTCTCCGAACACGTCCCGGGTCAAGAATTTTTCAGATGGTATATTTTTCCCGGACGTTATGAAAGGTTTAAATACGATAAGCGGAGGCGATGCTAATAACGCGGTTTTATCGAATAATTCGGGAACAGTCACGATTTCGATTAGCGATACTGGTGTCACAATAACTTCGCCGGTAATTAATTTAGATTTAGGAAACCCTACTACTGTGATGAATATAAACGGGGCTTTGACGGTAACTGGTGTTGTGACTGCCCCCAACGTACCACCATAGGAATTCAAAATGCCATTAACTCTATCGTGTAATGTAAACAATAACCTCCCGGGGGTCGCGGATAATGATATTTATTTGGACTCGGTAGGTAATATCAGCGTGAGTATAAGTATTGACGCGATATTGGAAAACTGCGCGCAGGCGGCCAAAACTCGGCTGGGAGAGGAAGTTTTACATACAGACCGCGGCATACCCTACTTTACTACAGTTTTTGTCGGCGTTCCGAATTTAGAACAAACACAAGCTGCTTTTCGAGCTGCTTGGCTAGATGTTGCGGGGGTAATTGAGGTAGTATCTTTAGTATTCACGCAAGACGAAAATACGCTGTTTTACTCCGCGATCATACGTACTACCGAGGGAATAGGGGAATTGAATGCCAGTATATAATTACATAACCGACACCGGCGTAGTCACAGTTGATGCTGCATTTATAGAGCAACAAGTAGTCGAAGAATATCAGGCTTTGTTCGGGTCCGAATTAGTTGTAACCCCTAACACCCCGCAAGGCATGTTGATCCAGGCCGAGGTACAAGCCCGCATCGCGGTGGCTGAAAACAACGCTAAACTTGCGAATCAGATTAACCCCAATTATGCAGGGGGTATTTTTCTTGACGGGATAATGGCTCTCACTAATCCCTTTGGCCGAACCGCTGCCACTCCTTCGGTAGTATTTGCAACCATCGAAGGAACACCCGGAACAACAATTCCTATCGGTTCTGTAGTTTCCGAAACCGACACGGGAGATAGCAATCAATTCGTAACGGTTGAAGTAGTAGTTATTCCGGCTTCCGGCGCGCAAGTCGGCGTTCAATTTAATTCGGTAGTCAATGGGCCTATTCCTTGCCCCGAGGGGTCTTTAACAAATATTATTACCCCGACCTTGGGCTGGGATAGTGTCACGAATTCTACCTTGCCCATCCTCGGCAATCTGACGCAAAGCGATTTACAGGCCCGGATTTACCGCTTAAATACCTTGGCGACACAGGGGGCATCCGTAGCTCAGGCGATTGTATCGGGGGTTACCGAGGTACCCGGGGTTAGGAGTATGTCGTTTTTAGAAAACATTAATTCCACTACTCAGACCGTG